CCTAAAATGGAGATATCCTGCTTCAATCAACCTGAACCAACCACCTTGTCAGGTGGACGTTCTCTTCCTCTTCAATGCAAACACATGATCACCAAACTCCTGTCCTTAGTCAGTCGAGTTGGTACGCATGTGAGGGCTGGTACGGTGTGTATACGTATACGTACGTTACTACTCCACTTTCTCTTGACCAATTACGGCTCACCTTGTGAGAGTATTTTGGCTAAAGACATCGTGTTTGACGCTGAACCCATACCACTCCATCTCCACCATCGACACGCTTACTTAGCCGGAATCGTCAGAAACCGTGCTAGCCGTGATGTCAACCTAATATGCGATCGTCTCCAGAAAAGACGATATGATGTCGACACGTCGCGAAGGGACCACTCAGCCGGTTGCCACTATTACTGGACTCCAAAGGATCTTCTATTACAACAAAAGAATGACACCTTATTGTCCGGAGATTTAGTGACCTTCATTGACAGCGATTACTACCACAACAATTTTCATCGTTATCTTGGGCACGAAATGCTCATTTTTACAATGACTCCCACAAATCTTTGTAGTAAGTATCACGAAGGCTTTTACTGCTTTAGTGATGAGTCGACCCTCACCTTTAAAGTACAAGGCGGGGGGGAGTACCACCACCAAATTTGGGACTGGGAACGAGAAATTGTAGTATTCCGTGGAACATTCCATTGGTACATGTACCGTGTAGACGTTATACCATATTCAGGTAGCATGCACGCTTTCGTGCTGCTCACGCAGTGCAAACGAATCACCGACCCTTTCAAAATCTTTTCGGGGTTTTTCAAAAACCATTTAGCCAAGAGATACATGGCCAAGCGCTATGGCGGTTACCTTGTAAGGCAAATATTGAGACCTCAACCAATGTTTCAAGTTAGTCAACCTGGACAAACCGTTCAATTTGAAATTTCTGCACTCGTTTTGCACTGCCTCATCCAGAAGCGTAAAACCATGGCTGTTCAAAAATCCAGCCTCATGCTAGAAACTGTTAAAAACCTGTTAACAGCGAAGAATGTATATATAAATGGAGACAACTGCAAAGCCATTTTAATACATTCCGCCATCATGTCTGGGGACTTAGATTGTCTAGCCCCCTCTATCACTGATGCTAGCTTCGATACACATTCTGACGAAGTGTCAACCCAACGCGTTAAGGGTGACACCGATCCTGATGCAAAAGTCCGCATGCAAATGCACACACCACCACTAGTCACAACACCTGACTGCCAATTCGCCAATAGTAGAGGATCTGAAGAAGAATCCTTTGCCGTGAGAGTCGATAACGTAGTCAATAATAAAGATTTTCCTTATGATCAATATGTTGATGAATTCACAGACTTGTTGTTAAAAGGCGCTAGAGCTGATTTTCCGTATTCCTTCGAAACTGTTCGCGAGAAGCAAGATACGAAAAACCAGAAAGCCCGCAACAAGAAATGTGAGAACTTCTTCCAGGTCAAACACACCGCTAAGAGCTTCCTAAAGAGCGAACCTTACGCCTTGGGCAAAGCCCCTAGAATCATAGTCTCCTTTGACACCACAAAGACCATCACTATGAGTGGTTTTGTATACGTCCTGAAAGACCTAGTGCTCAAAGATACCCATTGGTATGCGCCTTGTCGCAATCCTGAAGACACAGCTCTGATGATATCCCAGTACGTTAAAAATGCTGAGATCATAGGTCTTCCGATGTTAGAAACCGACCAAAATAAGTATGATGGAAGGTTATCGGCTGCCCTCAGGAAAATTGAGACCAAGATCTACATGAAGTTCTTTGACAATCATCCGACTTTTAAAGAATGTCTTGACAAGGAAAAATCTGCTAATCTAATAACCGCTCACGACCAAAAACGGAAACTTGGCAACAACCGAGCTTCGGGATCCGCCACCACTACTGATGGCAACACAATGATCCTGGCTTGTATCTCCTATGTCTACCATAGAGTGGTCAACAAACTCAACCCCATCGACGCATGGTACTCGATAGGACCTAAAAGTGGAGACGATAGTCTAGACTTTGGCGATTTCAACACCTTTGCAGAATTTTGTAGTGACATTGGACTCAAGGTCACTGGTAAAAATAGAGTCAAAGGTGAACCGTTAACTTTTCTAGGACGGATATATCACCCCACTTTGTTTGCTGCCTCGCCCTCACACCCCGACTACAAGCGTGCCCTATCAAAGATGCACCTCGGATCCAACAGGCAACTCTCTCCCCAGCAATCGTTCTTGAATAAGACAGCTGGTTACCACTCTTCTGACCCCCTTGATCCTCTAATGTCAGCCCTATATAGGGCGGCACAACGCTTTGCCAACGACTTGGTCTACAAAACCGGTTTCGACCGTGGCGCAGACTGGAAAGTCAAAAATGGTCCGTACCCTAGCACGTGGTCCCTCTATGAGAGGTTAGCCATCTGTGCTTCCGCCATCGGGCTTGAACTAAACGAACTACAAGAATATATAGTACGATTAGACAACACCAAAACGCTGGCGGAATTGCCGACATTGGAAATCATCACACAGGACCAACCATTGGACTTTAAAATACCACTTCAGGACTCCACACCAGGCGATGTCAAGCCTCACACGCAAATTGACGACAAATCTGACATCGCTTCCACTAGCGATGGCTTGACCGGCAGGGAAAGGTCGAGTACGGTACATGCGCTGATACCGGAACAACTCAAGTGGGCGCCACTAAAATTCCATCAAGTGGCGAACCCAGAGCGCGGTGGCGGCGGAACACGTAAAAATTCCTCTCCATCTACAATCGCAAACTCCTATCCCGCACAAGAGCATAAGGATAGAAAATCTTTGAACCCTGATTCCAAAACCGAAAGCATACCATTCAACACCGACAATAAGTCAACAAGCAGTACAAGCACCCAACATAACGCTACAGCCCAACTGCAAAATGCCAAGAAGAAACGGCAACGGCGGCCAAAACGGCGCCAATCGAAGAAGTAATGCTTCCACCACACAGAACCGCCAAACTGGAGGTAACGGTTCTGTGAAATCCAAGAACTCTCGTTCTGGTAATTCAATCACCAAGAGACTGGAGCCCATGCAAAACAATGGGGGACTCCAGAACCTCAATGCCAACTACCGCAAGGTCTATAGCAAAGTCGACACGTTAGTCGGCTCTGACTATTTCGGCCCAGTAGTAGTCAAGGCTCTCACAACCACCGCTAGCGATAAAATTCTGGCAACCATCCCTATCACACCATCTGCGTATGAAGGTACACGGATTACCCAACTTTCCAATCTCTGGGAGCGTTATCGTTTCAAGAGGTTCAATTTGAGGTACGTATCGGCAGTGCCAAACACCTTAGCATGCCAGCTGGTGTTGTATATAGATACAGACCCAACTGATGATCCATCCGGCATCACAAATGCAGACGTTCTAATACGACAAGCGATAGCTCAAACTGGCGCCCAGCAATGGAACTTCAACATGTCCAAGACCACACCCTTAGCACTTCGCAATGACGACCAGATGTACTATACCGGTGTAGACAAACAAAATGAACGCTTCACAAGAATGGGTACCGCTTACATCATCCAAATCACAGACCCCATCAACTTTAACG